TCCTCGCAACCTTCTGCCACTAGCCACTCCACATACTCAACGCCAGACGACTCATACATATCGCGGCTGGCAACGCAGGTAGCGCGGGCTGACTCGGTGACGGCAATCATATTGGCGCGAGCGGGGTCGGTAATAACATCTGAAATAAGTGAGGCAGTATCCTCTTTGGATAATCCTTGGTTGAGCGCGTCAGCCAATTTAGTGCCAAGACGGTCGTAGGAAGTCTGGTCAATAGAAGAAATAGTTGTCATGCGCGAATCTAAGATACTTTGTAATCCGCTTGGTGGGCTAAGGAGTGCGGCAGCAGCAGCGTTGCCAGCCTCCCATTCTTTCCAGTCAATTGCCATCGCCTGAGCAATATCTTTCGGGTTAGGCGCGTCTGCTTTCTTAAAACCAACAGCATAACCATATTGAGCAAGCGCGTTCTTTTCTCCCAATACCCACGCGTCAGCATAGAGAAAGCGCAAGGCGTTAAGGAGTGGCTTATGGTCGGGGCGAATATGAGTGCGCGCCCATGAGCGAGTTTCTGTCGGGGTTGTCTGACCGCCAGCAGGATGAGTCTCAAAGAAATCAGAAGTTATCTTTTGGGCGTCATACATCTGCCCCATAGCCTTACGAACATGGTCAGCGTGTTTCGCTGCTAACCGAATACGCGCTGCCTCAACGGGGCGCAAGTTAGTATCCTAGATAACGTTCTGCATACCAGCGAGCGCCGTCAAGGTCGCCAGTCAATACAAACTTATTTAAGACATCTCCATACGAGGCTTCTAAATGCTCAAAGTTAAACGGACGCACTCGGCTCTTACGCGCCCACTTTAAGAAAGATTTTACTTCTTCTTCTTGGGGGTTTTGACTTTTTTGGCTGCCTTGACCGCTGCCGCTTTCTTGAGGCTTTTGGTTCGCAGACTGACCCGCTTGAGTTTGGCTACCACTTGGTTCTCCTTCTGGGCTAGTTGCGGCAGGATTGACAGGGACAATTCCTTCGGGTGAAAGGAAGAAGGCGCTAGTGCCAGCAATAACCATCGGCATATCGGCTTCGGGTGTTTCGATTAGAGGCAAGCCTTCGGTAGCGCGAGCCTCGTTAATAGTGAGTTGCCCGTTCTTAAGTTTAGTGTCCATGACTTTTGCATTTTCTTCTGTATTCTCACGGGCGCTTGGCATTAACTTAAACTCAAGTTCGCGTGGCATACCGAGGAAGTTATACGACAGGCTAGTCAGCATACGGCTAACCCAATCTGCCATCGGCACTAAACCAATAACTTCGGATGACTCGGCTTGACCTTGCTGGTGTCCTGCTCCGCCCAATCCGCCTTTAGGCGCGAAACCAATTTCAGATGGCTGGACGCCAAAGTGACCGCAAATAGAATTAACGAGATACTCGTCTAGCGTGTCCTTAAAACGCTCACCATAACCCTCAAACTGGACAGGCTTAAATCCTTGCGGCAATACGCGAGCGCGCATACGCTGCTCTGTCTGACCTGAGAGGTCATCGTTAAAGATATTTTCATAGGCGCGAAGTAAATCTGGATTACCGCCAAAGTCAGCGTCAGTCTCAAACATAATCTGAGGCAAGACACCATCGGTATATTCCTTACGCAACCATTGTTGGCGGCGAACATAAATGTCAGCAAGTGCTAATGCGCGCTCAACTGGTGAGTATCCATAGACGGTCATCGCTCTACGGTTCTTTACAAAGTAAGCAAGTTGGTCAGCAGTAAACTCACCATCAGCGCCGCTTGTCTCATCTGGTGCCTCAAACTCAACGCGAGGGAAACCATAAAGGATTTGCTGGTAGGCAGGTTGCGGAGAAGCAGGGCGCATACCTCTGTCGTCAATAAGTGGCTTGATAGTTGAACCGTCAAGAATCTGTAATCCCATTAACTTGCCGCCAACATTTTGCTGAGGCCATACTGCCCACGCGTCAAGAACCAAGATTTCTTCCAGCGCCATAGCAAGCCAGTCAGTAAAGTTAAGACCATTAGAAGGGTCTGGCATTTCCCAGAACTGCTTAAGGCGGCTAATTTCTGACGCGAATTGCTCTTTGGCAATAGACATAGCGCGAATCTGAGAGACGCCAGTATCGGCAATTACTTTTTCTGTCGCGTCCTCGCCTAGGATAATATCCCATTCCAAGCCAGTAACTTTTGACTTCATAACTTCGATACAACGGCGCAAGATGTCTATCTGGTCGGCAGCAGCGCGCAAAGTCTTAAATGGAACCAGACGAGTTTCAGAAACATTTATATTCTGAGCAACGAGGAATTCATAGCGGCGTGGGTCAGGACGACCATCTTCGCGTACTGGGTTAATAGCGCCTGGAATAAGTGGCAAACCTGGCGAGAATGGAACACCAGCAAGGCGAGGGTCGCGTGGCAAAGCGGTTGTCGTGCCATAACCGTATTGAGTATTACCGATACCAGCATTACGCATTTGCGCTTCGGTCATAACGACAGAACCAGCAGGGACATTTGGTGCTTTTTCTATTTGAGCAGCAATTGCCTTGGCAAATCTATCTAGTAAGCCCATTGGTTCTCCTTAGTCATCAGACACCCCACTTGGCAGAAAGGTAATTCTGTATTGCGGTAATCTGCGCCTGCGTTAAGACAGTAGTGTAAAGGATATGTTCAGCAAACCAACCATTCATCTGAGAATCGCCGCCCGTATTACCAAAAGAGGTACCAAGGCTTAAAGCATTGGCATTTAGATTAGTCGAAGTGGTGCTACCCGAGACAGTATTGCCGCTGGTTGTTATAGAAAAAGAACCAGCATTAAGTATTGCGTTGGTTAAATAGGAAGTGTCATAATTAACATGATAAGCCGCGATTGGTGCACCGTTATGATAACCAAAAGCGTCTGGAATAGACGCTCCAAGATAACTAGTATCCGATACTCCTATAACAAAACCGTCAGTACCAAGATAGTCAGTACCAGAAGGCGAATTGTATAAAGATAAGATTCGGCTATAAATTGAAGAAGAATTAGTAGCGCCAAATTTGCGGTAAACACTAAAAAATGTAAAAGTGTTGGTAGTTATACTGGCGCTAGCACTAAGAAAGTTAGCATTATTAGTAGCAGCGTTAAAAGTAATAACATTTAGCCCGTTTTGAGTATTGCTGCCTATGTATGGTTGGTAAGAACCGTTGGACTGTGTCGCATGACGGTTATTGCCAGATTTGTCGCTCCATTGACTTACTCTGCCACCAGAAGAAATAATGGTCGAGGCGTCCGAAGCGTCATACCAAGAATGAAGGCTCGGTAAAAGCACTACTGACTTTGACTTACTCGGCTGACTAACTACTCCAAAGATTGCTCTTTGCATACTAGATACCCGAGTAAAGAACTACAATATCTCCCGCGTTGGTTGCGCTTGCCGCGATAGCATAAAGAGTATCCTCGGCATTAAGACAGATAACTGCGCTAGAGGCAGAGGCGATAACCATTCCGCGAGATGAACCGCTAGCAGCAACGCTTGCTCCGCCAACATAGATAGAGGCAGCAGAACCGTTATAGATGGTGACGGTTGTGTATTGAACGCCAACGGGCAACTGCGCCAAGAAAGTTGGGGTTGTGCCTACGGTTATATTGCTTTGGACTAATGCCATATCTATTCTGCTCTCTCTAGTAGCGAGGTCTTACAACTATAACAAACGGTAGCCGACTTGGGCGAAGGCATTCCGCAATTTGGACAGAAATTCGCTAATGCTGCAAGGCTCATCATAGCCGAACCGCTACTGGATAATTCTGTAAGCGCCCATACTAACGCATCCATGCGGTCAGGGGAACTATCGCTCTCTGGTGTCCAAGTCACCATCTGGTCTTCTAACTCATCAAACCCGCCGACATGGTGGACTCTGCCCTGCTCATAAAGTGCCGAAATAGGCTCTGCTCTCANTTTCTTGCCTCGGGTAGCAGTTACTTTCTTATAGCCAACTGAGTTATCTACTTGACGCAAAAGCAAACCAATCATGTCTCCACCGTTATTAGCCTCACCCAGCACTCGGTCGGCTTTATATTCATGGTAGGCGTCTACTGCTTTTCTTGCCCAAGTATCGGGAGAAGCGCGCAAACTTCTATCTGCCAAGACATAGAAATTGCTATTGGCAGTTACCCCAGCAACCACAATTCCCGTCTCGTCTGACTCTTCTCCGCTAGTAACGGCAGGGTCAATAGCAACGACAACTCTGACTAGAGGCGGCAAATCTTCTAATCTAATTCTCGCGTCATCTATCATCTTGCGCGTCCATAGCGCACCTTCTATATCGTCTAGTAACTCACCATAAAGTTCTTGCCGACCCATGCGCGTACCTGAATAACGGCTTTGTAGTTCTAGCAAGGCTGCTTGGGATAAGTTGGCTTCATTCTCAAAGGTAGAGCCAGAGGTAATGTAGACAGAACCATCTTTGCGGCTTGTCCAGTCGCGCAGTAAGCGGATGGGCTTAGGTGTAGTAGTAACTATGGCGCGAGGCTTGTCTCC